ATGATTTCTCATCTCCAACATTTCCTGATAAAGATTATCCATTTTTCTTTTTCACAGGAGCATGGTTCTTATTCGGAATGAATATGCCCTTTGGAACACTAATAGCCTTAACAACATTAGAAGACTTTTCCAATTGCTCTATTGCTGCTATGAGTTCTGGTGTTTCTTCCCATTCCCAAACTTGCTTATGCTTAGGATTTTTCTTCTCAACTATATGAGTTTTAAGTGTCATCTTCCTTTTGCTTTATTTCATACTCTATCACAACCTTCTTACTTTGTCTACCAGCATGATCTAAGGTATTATATTGAGTCCACTCACCTTTAAGTAATTCTATCATTACCTTCTTATCCAATCCACACATCATCTCACAGTTCTCTACTGATTTGCGAACTGATTCTAAACCATTAGGATAAACTGCAACCCTAAATCCATGCTTATCTAACTCATTACCTTCTTCATCATACTGCCTATCTTTAATGTCAGATTGAAATTCACTCATAACTTATAATTAGGTTCCTCGCAACAATGATTATTAGGAGTATGTAGACTACTTAAAAGATGCAGTAACACCAACAACCTTAGCATTAGGATTCCTAGCAAGAGCCACCTGACGTGCCTCCTGATAGTTACGTGCCTGTACTGTCTCAGTAAAGACGGTTCCAGCGACATAGAGTTTGACTTCACACTTCATAATTAAAAAGGACTAATTCCTTCCTGCTTGCTTGATCTGTATTATAACACCCCACGCTCCTCATGGTATAAGTGTGTGCAAATTCAGCAACTGTCCACTGCTTGAAACGATCCTTAATAATCTGACTGGAGTTATAAGAAACTAACATAGGTGCTACGTAATCATCACAATCCTCAGCAAACTTGTCGTGATCAAAATACTTATGCATTCCACCTTTCTTACCATACAAGTTAGAACTTATCTCATAAGGTGGATCTAAGTATATAAATGTGGACCTATCATCAGTCAAAAGATCCTCATAAGAATTATTAGAAATCTTCCAGTTTTCAATTAACTCAGAATATCTAACTAGTTTCTCAATTCCGTTAATGGAGAAGTTTGACTCTGATGCTTGAGAAGAAAATGATGAAGACTCAGTGAGACCACTGAAGCTACACTTATTAACGATATAAAAAGCGACGGCACGATCAAAGTTAGATTTTTCTTTGTCATTTACATCCTCCTTCATTGATTGGAATAAACATCTAGCAGAATCTGAATTACAATAAGTCTTTTTTAATCCCAACAACTCATCCTGAAGCTCTCTACCACTATGCTGCAACTCTTTCCAGAAATTATACAGGGGTCCATATAAATCATTAACCCAAATGTTTATATTTGGATATCTTTTAGTTACTTCTAATGCTACAGAACCACCACCAACAAAAGGTTCTCTAAACTCTTTTACCTGGGTAAGGTCTGGGAGGAATTGGAATAGTTTTACCACTGCCCGACTCTTCCCTCCTGGGTAACGGAGTGGGGTTTTGAGGGATTTTATAGATTGGGGCATTGTACTTAAGATATTCAAAGAATGTCATTTTTAACTCCTTCTGTGTCATACCACAGTGTGTAGCTGCAGCAGGCAAGTTCATTGTAGCATGAAACAATGCTTCATGTGCTTCTCTTACATTATCTGGAGTTGTTTTATTTACTTGAACTCGCAACTCATCATTATTTCTGTTAGGCATGCCAATAAATTAATCTCTTGGTCAGGAACAATAGGAATGCTATTCATATACTTAGCAATAACAAGAACAGCTTCTGGAATATAAGCAGGTTTTAAAACCCCATACAAACTGTCATAGACCTTACGCATAACCATCGTAGGATCACTATCCATATGCTGAACTACCCAATTCTTAACTGTAGTAAACTCTTTATTCTTTAATGCTGATAGCAATCCATCAAGATTAACATCAGAAACATCAACAAGAATGGCACTATCAATAGATCCAGTAGCAGCATAACGCTGACACTCATTAATCAATCTACGCCAGTCAGGATAATAACGCCCGATAAGTTTTGCCAAAACTTTATCATCATACTTAACCTTTTCCGAATCCAAAATCTCTTTCAGACGCAGAAAAAACTTACCCTGCAACTCCATCTTCTGTTGATGTTTGATCCTAAAATCAACAACCGTACAACGTGAATGCAATGGTTCAATGATCTTATTGATGAAGTTGCAAGTGAAGATGAATCGGCAATTGCCATGAAACTCCTCCACAGCAGTCCTGAGAGAAAGTTGCACATCATTAGTGGTGTTGTCTGCCTCATCAATAATGACCACCTTATGGGACGCTCCAGAGGTCAGAGAGACCGTCGTAGCAAACTGCCTCACACGGTTCCTAACCGTATCCAAAAAACGTCCTTCATCTGATCCATTAATTAAAATGTATGATGCGCCTATCTCTTCACAAAGAGCTTTCGCAATAGTTGTTTTACCAACTCCAGCAGTTCCAGTAAGAAGTAGGTTGGGTAATTCACCTTGTGAGATGAATCCTCTAAACACATCCTTAATAGTCTCAGGGAGTATACATTCATTTGTCAATTTAGGGCGATATTTTTCAACCCATAAAAATTCATTACTCATTCTTCAGCAGCAATTAAAATACCCTTATCCCTAAGGTCATAAAAACTTCTACGAATCTGATCCTTTAACCAAGCAGATCTGCTTGTAGCCAAATCATACTTAACTAACTGATCAAGAATTGATAGAAGATCCCTTTCATTCTTAGTAAATGAAACATTAACTATAGTAGGTTTATACTTTTCCTCACTCATGGTTCTAATGCAATATAATATACCAGATCACAATTAAGATGAGTCCATTCAGAAATTAAATGCTTGGAAACTTTAACTTTGTAATCACCAGAGACAATACGAATGTTCTCAATTTTAAGATCAAGAGTATAGGTGCCAGTACAACAACCTTCCACAGTCATATCATAAGTATTGCTGGTATCATTCTCCTTGTCGCGCAGAATTAATTTAACAGTATCAGATCCTTCCGCAGAATAGAAAGTAAGATCAGGAAGACCATAAATTGCAGATGCTTTCTGCAATGCTACAATATCAGTTGCAGATAAAGAAAATTCCATATCAGCACCAGGGAAATTTACATTCTTTTCTGGTGCAGACTTGAGCGTAATTTCAGGGTCACTAAAATAATACTTAACAGACTGAGAACCGCTACGAACAGTAACAAAATCGTTAGAGGTGAATTCCAATTGAGGATTATCAAACAAAAGGAGACCTGAAAGGAACTGACTAAGATCATATATTGCGAAGTCAGACGGAAAGCTTTCGCCGCCGTTGTATTTTGCAAGAATATTTTCTGCATTACTAATTGTCCTAAGAGTATTGCCTTTCCTAAAGACAATAGAAGAATTGATTAAACTAAAATTTTTAAGGACATTTACTGTCTCTGGTGATAGTGTTACTTTATTCATTTGTCATAATCAACGGTAAATGATGTAGATCCTGTTTCATTTTGATGTGCTTTAGCAGTTTTATCATTAAAATGGAGTAGAAGCATTCCATAATGAATAATTTTCATAATGTCCTTACGGGCAGTTCCTTTTCTGTCATAACGAGAAGCATACTTTAAAACATTACTCCTACAAAATGCTTCTGCGTCACCCACAGAATCAATAAGGTCAAGAGTCTGTACGTTTCCTACAGAATAATGACCTTTATACGTGTTACTGATATAATCAGAAACTTCTTTGAGGATTTCATCCTCATTATACTTCTTCACGGTGTGCATACGTATTCAATATCCTCATAATAGCACTCTTGTTTCTTTCCGTCAAGGTTGATCACAGTAATGATATCTTCTGAAACCTTACGAACCCTGGCAGCGCCTGTTCCTTTAACGGAAACTACGCTGCCAATGAATGTACATTCTCCTTGTTTACTCATTAGCGTACTCTTGTTCGTACTGTTGTTCAAACTGCTTCTTTAAATAAGATTGTCGTTCTGGATCTGAAACAATGTTAACATTGATCGTCCTCTTCCGTTCACGGCGATTCTGCTTCGCTACCTCACATGAAATGTGATCGCGAGCACGTTTAAATGCTTGATAGGTTCCAGTTTCAAGTTCAAATTCACCATTCTCAACCTTATCTGTCCAAGCAGATAATGATTTAACAGCGACCTTGAGTTGTGCGTTTGAGACCTTAGTTGTTCTTGGTTTTGTCATTTTAAAAAATAATA